TTTTTCATTCTCAATCTCATGCACATGAAGTTGTATTATAGCATAGTGAATAACTTTTAACAAGTCCTTTTTCCAGTCATCTCGAGAACCTTTCCTCCCGTATCGTTGAGCATATTTCATGACATTGCCGATACAGAAACCCGTTCCGTGTCCTGAGTCGATGATGAATTCTGTTGCTTGATATTTGTTTTTGGAATAATGTTCACTGTATGTATTATCAATATAAGCAGTAATTTCTGCCAAGCTAATATTCTCATTGTATTTATAATCAATTTTCATCGAGGAGCAAATTCCTGTTGTAATTTAATGTTGTCAAAGAATTCTTTCTTTGTTCCTGGATCGTTAAAGAAACTACCTTTCAGTACTGTAGTTTGTGTTAGAGAACTATGCGCCATAATACCACGGTTTTCACAACAACCATGCGTGGCCTGAATGTAAACACCCACATCTTTTGCTCCGGTTGCCTTTTGTATTTCTCGTGCAATATCATTACAAAGTTCTTCCTGTAATGTGCCACGTCTAGAACACCATTGAGCGATACGAGTATACTTGCTAAGACCAATAAGTTTCTGAGCAGCAATAATACCAATATATGCTACACCAGCAACTGGCTGATGATGGTGGCTACATACGCTACGCAACTCACTACGAACAACCAACATACCTTCATAACGATCTTCTGAGTCATTGGGAAATGCTGTAGCATCAGGAGCAGGATAATATCTACCTGCCATGAGTTCGTTTATATACATCTTGGCAAGACGTTTTCCTGTTCCCATACTATTGGGATCTGTCTCACGATCAATAACCAGATCATCAAGAACAGCATCAAAACGTTTTGTTAGCTCTGCTATAATTTCGTCATGTTCACCAGGTTCGATATACTTAGAGATATTATCTCCAGCCCAATATCTGCCATTATCCTGTTTAATTCTGTTCTTGATCTTTTCAGTAACTGACATTTATACCTCGCGCACAGACAATATATTATCTACCATTATAGTAGATTTTAAGTAATTGTCAATTAAAATTTGTTTTTGTTTCAACAGGTTATCGGCATATCGTTCATAATTATCAATCTTATCATTGATAAAATCAATCAAATAGAATTTATACCATTGATAGTTATTATAAGAACTTGTCCACACAGAGGGATATTTAAAACAATCCAGATACATTTCTTTATATGATGCTCTATCTGGTACGACAGGAATTGCTCCTGCAATACAACCTTCCATCATAGAGATGCCAAGATTCTCATGCAATGAACAACTAAACAATACCTTGGATGTACCTAATACGTCATAGTATTCTTCTTTAGACAGATTCATCTTTTGTGTGATAACAACTTCACCATTGATATCACTGATCATATCTTCAATAATTTCTGGTTGCTTGTCATCGTTGTATCTGTGTGGCCACATAACAACATTTTTCTTTTTATTATTAGATCGTGCTAGCAATCCATCAATGATAAGATTGTGTGGTTGTCCACTTCTGATTGCTTTGTGTTTATAATTTTCAGTAATACGCAAATTATTTAAAAACATATCTTTATGAAAAGATGAAGCATAATAATTGTAATCAGATGCATAAAATACGGAACGTTCGAATTGATGAGCCCAAGGTTGTTGCATTTTCATTCCAAGAATGTCAGTAGGATCATAAGATCCAGCATGCCAGATTGAATGTATCTCAACAGGAATATCAAGCAAATCGCTCATATACTTAATTGCTATAATAGCATAGTTCCAGGCATCAGTTACGAGAAATTTATCTCCGGCAACAATTTTGTTATCTGAGAATAATTTACTGATAGCAGTAATCTGAGATGACTTATAGATGTTAGTCACACCAAAATCAAGAAATGCCCCAGCAGTAGTTCCTGTGCTGGGTTGGCTTCCGTCAATAGTAACGATATCATAACCCTGATTATTCAATAGAGCCGGAATATTGTCATACCATTGTGTAGTGTATCTTTGATCAATAGGTTCGATAGGAATAATATAAATTTTATTCTTTTCACTCATTGTCGTATAATATCCTCTTCATCACATTGCATGCCATATTGTATTTCTAATACCACAAGATTATTCTTGCTGCCATTGATTAACTGATGCCATTGTCCATTCAGTATATGGTAATTATCAAACTTTGTCATGTCAAAAATTTGATCATTAATGATAAGTTTGCCATAACCTTCTTTGACAAACCAAATCTCAGACCTAAGTTCATGTTTCTGATATGAAAGACAACGATTAGGAAATACGATCATTTCTTTTAGTTTATAACCTTCAGTCTCTTCTAAAACTGTATAAGTTCCCCAACCACGTTCTACTGGTTTACTCATCAACGTCTGTTCCTTCATATTCAAGAATCGCACCGTTTTCATTGTCTTCGTATACACGAACTGCAATAATACGCCTTGGATATTTCTCTTTAATATAAGCAATGAGATCATCAGCCATCATTTCACAAGAACGATAATCAAGCTGAAGAATATTTTGTGAGTAAAGATTTTCAAGTTCACGTTTAAAAAGAATAAATTCTACTTCGCGATCATTATGAAAAACTTGTAGCTTCACATAGAAGTGAAACATATGACGATGGGGATGTGCTAGGAAAGAAACAGCAGCCAAACGAGGGTCTGTTTCTGCGGCAGGGTATCTATGGATACCTTCCTTCTGAAAGGAAATTTCAATGTGCCTTTTAATAGTTTCAATCATATTATACTCCAAAAAAGTTATCTAGTGTAGAAGGTTTAATTCCACTAATACGTTTAGATTTGGTAGATGAACCATAGGTATTCATCCAATAAAGAAAGTCATCTATATCTTTCATATTGGTTAGGCTATTAATTTCTTTAAAGACATTATGTTCTGTAGCAACATTAACAATGTAACTTTTAGAATTTAAACATCTATCGATTTTTTTAGTAAAGTTGCCAATAGAAGAAGAAATATATCCAATGATACAATGGAAGAAGATTTCCATCTTTTCATCGTCCACTTCTCCAGTAGCCTTATTCATATAATAGGTACTGTTGGAATTAATGGCACCATGGAAGGTGTGTATATCAATACCTTTACCGGCCAAATTATATTTTACATTAATGTCATTATAAAGTATAGCATAATCTTCATTAAATGTTCTGGTAATTGACATACCTGTATCAAGGAAATATAACCCCATGGATGCTCCACTTGTATGAGTGGTAGAGTCATATGAGATATGAATATTTTCTGGATAATAACCACTCTTGGCTAAAGCAATATAAGGCAACAATCGTCTGATTGATCCTACTCCGAGAATATGGATATAAGGATTTTCCATCTGAAATGGAAGTTTAGTAGCATAAGCAGCACGTTCGATATCTTCTAAAGGTCCTGTTCCTAATGCTGCTGCTCCCATAGCAATACCACCAATATGTTTATGATAGCTAGGAGGAATCTCCTTCATGATAAAATCTACCCATGACATATAAGTTTCATAATCATTGCCTTGAGCAATGATCATTGTTTTTGCTGTAGATTTTTCATCAAGAACAATTTCAATCTGACGTTTAATATTCTTACCAGTCTCTCTGGCAAATTGTTCTAGATTATCACGATCAAAAAAACGACCAGATGTATCATTGCGATCCGATCTTCCTCCAACAACACCGATGGGAATCTCATCGAAACACATTGCAATATCAGAATATTGTGCTTGTGTTTTGTATACCTGATCTTTTAATTTTGGTGTGATAGATTTACCTTGTGTGATAATCTGAAGTCCACCAGAGTCAGCATGAATAGAATGAACTGCGCTGGCATAGTTATCTTTAAATCTTTTACCAAATTCTCTTTCAGTAAAAGCATTAAACAACAAAGAAAATTTATGATTGTTCTTGTTGTTTAGATCCACAAAGTATTCATTAATTTTGTTAACAATATGAGGACGAGTCATGAGAGCATTATTTAAAATGCGCATATGAGAAGTACCACTTGCCACATATTCTAAGGTTGCCATAATATTCCTTTATTTTAAACTAGCGTACAAGCGTATGTTTCACGTACCCCAAGCATTTTTCCATAACTGTACTTGTAATCTGGGTGTATATCGCCATCCGTGCTTCATACAAAGCTCTGCAACCCACTTCTCGTTATCATTATAGTGTTTCGTAGTTCCGCCTGCAGGCATCAAGTAGATTGGAATATCAGT